AAAACGAAATTGTTATTGGTTCATAGTTAAACTCATAAGGAGTTTCTCTTACCTCACCATAAGTTCTAATTGGAGTTGTGTTTATTGACAATGCTGGTAATTGAACCTTGTCACAAAACATCATAATGGTGTCATTCGGTAATACACCTGGGAGTTTAATAGCAGTTGGTGGAATCATATTTACGCTGAACCTACTGGTTCTAGCCAAACCACCATTTACTTTCGCAACAAAGTCGCTAATTTTCATATCTTTTTCCTAGAGTCTGCCCATACTTGAGCAGTTGATGCTCCGACGAATCTTTCAACAGGTAACATCATGGCAGTAGACCAATCATTAGCACTAACAGTATGCAGTGGAGATCTTAAGTGGTTGCTTAGATATCTCTTAACGCATGGTTTAGCCATGGCAAATTTGGACATTCCATCTATTGTTGCCCAAGAATATCTTATCCTTGTAGTTTCGTCAAACTTATCGTTGTTTTTAAACATTAATAATCTATCAATTAATGCAAATCTTAATTTGTGTGGTAGATAATGTAAATTTAACCCAGTAAATCCATCATCATGAAACGAGAAAGGAAACACTAATGGAAACCTATCGTAATATGGTAAAGTTGCTTTAGTTTTTGGGTCATAGAAAAACATATACAACTTGCCTGGAACTATGTTATTTTGAGTCCTAACAGCTTGACTCCTTATAACCTGATTTGGCGTAATACGCTTCTTAGCCAATAACAAAACTTGTTGATTGAACCATGCCTGCGACTTATCCGCAATATCTCTATCATAACGATATTTTTCAAAAATATCTTTTAAGTCTTTAGTGGTGTTTGTTCTAGTGGCCATACTTATATTTATAGTCCCAATTCATGTTCGGTAATTATAATAAACTGCCAATTGCGATCTTTTGCGTACTGTTTGGCAGCATCCCACTTAGATTGATTCTTTATGAAATTGAACGATTCTTCCAGATATCGTTTAGTTTGTTTTCCAGGAAATACTGGTGGAACAGTTTGTTTTGCTGGTTTGATCTCCACCAAGTAAGTCTTAATTGACCCACTTTTATCTTTAATTTGTATCTGAAAATCAACAAAATAACGATGTATTCTGTTGTCTGTGGAACATCTGTAGGGGATAATAGTTTCTTCTGAAATCCACTTAATTACGCTTGGGTTTGTGTCACACCAGCGAGCAAATCGTGTCTCCCAGGAAGATCTCATAATAATGTTTGTTGGATCTCCCGAGTATTTATTTGGATTGGTTGGAATAAACTTTCTTTTATGGAACATAAATATACTATAACTCCTTATCACTATTTAGAGTAAAAACAAATGTCAAATGAATTAGAATATTCTGGGTATACACAAAATATCAACCCAAGTGCTGGTCCTACTGTCTCACAGACAACATCGCCTATCCAGGATTCCAACAAAAAAGACATAAACCCTGCTCGTGGTAAACCAACATCGTTTTTAGCCAACAAGTACAATATAGATCAATTACAATATCCACAAGATTTATACTCTAATAATCTTGAGTATGGTGGAAATTATGTTATTTTCTACATAAATGTGGCTGAAGATTCAAGGATTTTAAAAAATGCAAAACAAGGGGTTGATTACGTAGACCCAAAAGATGTTCCATCCAGATTGCGTGGAATGAATAGCGAACAACAATTCAATTCGGCTCAAGCTGTATCTGGCGCAGCAACATCGGCTGGCGTTAAAGGTGTTATTGCTGGTGGAGTTTTAAGTGCTGATGCGATTTCTAAAAAGGGTATCGTTGGTGTAACCAAAAACGCAGCCAAAGGTGGTGCAGTTGGAGTTGGTTTAGGAACTGCTACAGCTGGAACAGTTGCTATTGCAGCTGGTGGTAAAATGGCTCGCCAGCAAAAACGATTAACCAAAGCAATTGCTTTACACATTCCAAACGCATTGAGTAACAGATATTCTATGCAGTGGGATGCTGAAGATACTGCAGTTTTTCAAATGGGTGCTGTTGCTGGAACGGAAGTAGTGAAGGCATTGGGAACTCTTGGAACAAAATCAAATGCGTCAGGTGCCATTGGAAATATTATGACAAGTCTGGCACTTTCCAAAGGTCCAGAAGGTGCAGCTCTTTCAGCTGCGTCAGGATTAGCAGCAAATCCAAAGAAAGAAAACTTATTCAAAGCTGTTGACTTTAGAACATTTACATTTGACTACTCATTCTTTCCTAAGAATCCAACTGAAGCTGAATACATAAGAAATATTATTAAACAGTTTAAACTACACATGCATCCTGAATATAAGGATAGCAATGGATTCTTATTAGTTTATCCTTCTGAGTTTGATATTTTCTACTATAACAACGGAAAAGAAAATTTAAATTTACATAGACATACTTCTTGCGTTTTGACTGAGATGAACATAAATTATACACCGAACTCTATGTTTAATTCTTTTGCTAATGGTATGCCAACACAAATAAATGTTACAATGACTTTTAAAGAACTTTCTATGCTCACGAAGAAAGAGATCGAGGACGGATTCTAATATGTATTTTTCAACAATGCCAAATATCTATTATGAGTTTACCGACTCAGATGGAAAACCAACACTAAAAGTTTTAAAAGATATAACAACAAATGTTCGCGTAATTAGGTCAGTATTAGAAAACATTACTGTTTATGATTTTTATGATATTGTAGATGGTGAAACACCAGAGATTATTGCAACAAAAGTTTATGGTAATCCACTATATCACTGGGTTATTATGTTGGCCAATGATAAATTTGATTATAGAGAAGATTTTCCATTAGATTATACATCTCTAGTAAAACGAGTTGAAGATTTGTATGGCGCATCAAATGTATATGCTACTCACCACTATGAATACATATATGTAAATAACAATGATAATATCTATATTGTTAATTCATCGCAAGCTGGATCTTATGCTGTATCCAATTTTGAGCACGAAGAACGAGAGAATGAAAAGAAACGAAGAATTAAATTAATTTCTAAACCTGTTCTCGATGCGGTTGTTAAACAATATAGTCAGATGTTTGAATAATGGCGACACAAAGAGATATATCCTCAGATAAACTAAGACAAGCTGGTGATGTAAGTATTGACTATGTTAATATTACATCTATGGCAAATCGCACAGGGTTCAATATTAAGAACCAAGTAATTACTATTCAAATTTTTGAAGATTTGTTTAGTCCCTTTATAACTGGTAGTTTAATTATTAAAGATTCTCTCGATTTAATAAACAAATTGCCATTTGCTGGTATGGAGTTTTTAGATTTAAGATTGTTTACTCCAACGATAGATAAAGAATTAAAAGAAGCAGGTATTATTCAGGGTAGATTTTATATTTACAAAATTACTGAGAGAGAGTATATCGCTGAGAAAAGTTTAGTATATCAACTACACTTTATATCCTCTGAGGCTGTTCAAGATTTGAATAATCAAATGAGTCGAGCATTCGAAGGTAAAATTTCTGATATTGCTGCTAAGTTAATTAAAGAAACACCTGGTCTAGAAACTAAAAAAACTTTGGTTTTAGAACCAACCAAAAATAATACTAAATTTGTTGCGAACTATTGGTCTCCAATAAAGTGTATAAACTTTATTTTGCAGCAGGCAGCAAATCCAAACAACAGCCATACATATACATTTTTTGAAAATAGAAATGGGTTAAACTTTGTTTCTCTAGACTATCTAAATGAACTGCCATCGGTTCAAAATTTTGTGTATGGAACATCGCAAGATGATGTTTCTAAAACTGGCGGTTCAACTAGAAATATTGCAAGAGATTATAAAAAGGTAATAGAGTTCTCAGTTCCAGCAGGATTTGATTATATCGACAGAATTAGGACAGGAACATATGCATCTCGAATGATTGCACATGATTTTACAACTAAGCGATATAAAACAGTAAATTATGACTACTTGGCTAAATTTAGTACTGGCAAAGAAACTAGATTAAACAAATTCCCAATAACAACACCAGATGTTGTTGCTCGAGTAAATGCAACTATTGTTCATAATGAAACTGCAAATAAAGTGTTCGATGGCTATGGCGATGTTTCTAACTTTAAAATGGAACAAGATCGCATATCAAGAATGAAACAGGCTGAGTCGTTTAAAGTTAGTATTAAGGTAAAGGGAAGAAGCGATTATACAGTTGGGCAGAAAGTATTTTTAACAGTTTACACTCCAGCCCCAACTAGACTTACTGATACAACAGAAGATGTTATAGATACAATGCATAGCGGAAATTATTTAATTGCTGCTATTAACCATGTTGTTGATAGAGAAAAACATGAGTGTTACATGGAATTAATTAAGGATTCATTAATGTTTGATTTGAAGACAGGTAAACGAGAATGAGATTATATACTGGGTGTGTAGAAAATAGAGAAGATCCACTAAAGATTGGTCGATGCCAAGTTCGTATCGTTGGATTACATACAGAAAATAAAGCAATTCTGCCAACTAAAGATTTGCCTTGGGCTCATCCGATGGCACCTGTTACATCGGCATCAATGAATGGTATTGGTTGGACTCCAGTTGGACCTGTGAATGGAACATGGGTTGTTATTATGTTTACCGATGATGAACAACAGCAACCATTAATGCTTGGAACATTACCTGGAATACCACAAAGTAAAGCAGCTGAGATCGCTGTTGAGGAATCAGATGACCAAGTTATAGTTACTGATGGTGGATTATTAACAGATTCATCAGGTCAACCAATCCTATCTGGAGATGGTACTCCTGTTCAAATTGGTAATAGTGAAGCAACTCGCACGGGAACAACTCCTGCATCTCCAACTAATTTACCAAATCTAACAGAACAAAAAACACCGAACAAGCCAGAAGATAAAGTATTAAAAGCTGACATAACAACTACACCACCACCAAAATCTACAACGAATCCACAAGTAGCAAAAGAGAATATTCAACATATAATTGATGCTTGTGATCAAGTTGGTTTAACTAGTAAATACGCTAAGTGTGCTATTCTTGGTATATGTGGTGGTGAGTCTGGGTGGTTAGCAGTAGAAGAAGGATCTTACTACAGTAATGCTGATTCTCTTGCAAAAATTTTTAGAAAATCTTTCCCAGGTGGTGCTGCCGAGGCACAACCATTTACTAAGTGGCAAGGAACAAAGGCAGATTTCTTCAGAAAAATATATTCGCCAACTGGTAATGGTTCTTTGTTGGGACATAAAGATTCTGAAGATGGCGCAAAATACTATGGTCGTGGCTTTAACCAAATTACTGGTAAATCGCTGTATCAACAGTTACAGAAATTCTTAACCAGCAAGGGTATCGTAGTTGATATTGTTAATAATCCAGATTCATTAATATCAGATCCAAAAGTTGCAGCATTAGCAACTGCTGCGTTTTACTCACTTAATGTTAGGGCTGATCAAAACGATCCATCGTATTTCACTGCAGCATTGAAACGAACAGGTGCTGATGCTAACGGAACAGGCTACAAGAAAAAAGAAAAATATTATGAATACTTTCTAGGAGCAGATGTTGCTGTAAGTTCAACAAATAAACCTGCTGCTGATGAGAGTGTGACTTATACTAAAGAAGAGGTAAAAGATTTACCTCCAGCAAAACAAGTTGCTTTACTAGAAGATCGCACCTCTAATTCTATTGTAGGATTTAACGATCCAAAGGGTAAATATCCACTTAGAAATTTACTAGACGAGCCAGACACAAACAGACTCGCTCGTGGTGTGTTAAAAGAAACAGCAATTGAATTTAAAGATTCTCTACGAGCAAAAGATATTCCTGCAGCCAATGGTGTTGATTCTTGGAATCAACCTCTTGCTCCGTTTGGTGGAATGTATCCTTACAATAAAGTCTATGAATCAGAATCTGGTCATCTACTTGTATTTGATGATACGCCAAACAACGAAAATATAAGTTTATATCATAGAACTGGCACATCGCTGGATATTGATGGTAATGGAACGCAAGTCAATAGAATTGTTGGTGATGGATATACCATTATTGATAGGAATGGTGCCATTTTTATTACAGGTAAGTGTAATTTAACAGTTGGTAATTCTGTAAATATTTTAGTTCAAGGAACTGCCGACATTCAAATTGATGGTGAAACTAATATTAACATAAACAATAATGCTAATGTTGGTATTGCTGGAGATTTAGATTTCGCAGTTGGCGGCGACATAAACATGCAAGCTGGTGGTAACTTTAATATAAAATCTAAATCTGACATTTCAATGCAGTCAACCAACTCTACAGTTATTTCTGCTGGAACTACTTTTGCTGGTCTTTCATCTGGAGATGCAGTCCTAAAAGGTCAAACAACTTATATTGATGCTTCTGGTGATAATCATCTACGAGCTGGTGGAAATATCAATGTTGATGGAACTCAATTCCGAGGACAAGAAGGTGCTGCTAAAACAGCACCAACAGTTGAACAAGTAATAATAGATTTATCTTCACCTGAGTTCGCCGACGCTAAACTTGATCAATTCCAACATTTAACAACTCCAGTAAGACCATCGCCTCCTATACAATTAAAGTATGCGATTGCTGAAGAAAATGAAGCATTGGTGGCAGACTATATTGCCAATCCAAACAAATATTTAAACAAAGAAGCTGCAGCAGATGGAGTAAAACCTAATTTTGCTGGAACACCAAAAGATGACGGACAAGGTAAGAGTTTAATTGCTGGTGGTAATACAAGCGATATCGCTGCTTTCTTAGAGAAACAACTACAGGCTACTGCCCAAACTAATTACTGGAGAGAAACAGGTCAAGGTGGCGCAGATAGCAATATCAATATCACTCGTATTTGGGCTGACTTAGGATATCCAAAACAGGGTATGTGGTTATCAGATCAAACTGCTTGGTGTATGGGATTTGTTAATTGGACATTAAAGCAATGTGGTTACAGATATGTTCAAACTGCATCAGCTAAAGCGATTGCGGCAAATCCAGAGAAATGGGGAGCTACAAAAGTTAGTATTGAAAATGCTGAGCCAGGAGATATTGTTCTTTGGAATTATAGCCATGTAAATTTTGTTTATAAAAATACAAATGGTAAATTGAGTTTCGTTGGTGGAAATCAATCACCATCTAAAGGTGGGAACAACCCCAATGATGGTGATGTAACGAATAGTTGGCCATCTGGATGGAATTCATCTCGTGGTGGTATTGTTGGTATATTTAGACCGAGTAAAGTATAATGCCTGGATTAGCCACAGAATTTAATCTATCAACTGGCGACTGTGGTCAAGCACCAACATTACCAATTGGTCCATTCACCTCAACTGCAACTTTTGGAGGTGGAAGACTTTCTTGGCGTGGTGTAACTGTATATAATAATCATCCAGGATTGACTACACACAGTGGTTCAAGAACTATAAAAGCTACTCAAGCTACTCCTTCTACTATGTTTTTTGAGGGTAATCCAATCGCCTTTGAGGGAGATCTGCTTGACGATAATGATAAAATATCACAATTAGAAGGAAATACTTCTTTTGGAGCATGATAAATAATAGATATGGCAAGAAATACAAGAACATTCTCTGATCTAGATTTTAACTTCATTCCATCGCCGATTTACTCAACGAAGAATGATGGTATTGGATCGATCACAACAACCACTACTAGCGACATTGTTGTTGGAACAAATACATCTTTCCAAACATACGATATGTTACATAGAAATTTGTTCATTGGGAATACCTTTATTGGAAAAGTAAAGGAAACAATTGATGCAACCCATTTAAAGTTGTATAAAAAAGCCAACGCTGCATTTACTACTCAACAGTTTAAATATTCAAACCCAGCAGATTTGGTTAGAAGATACGACGAACAAGCAGTAAAAACTGCCGTTAAAAATTTAATATTGACAATCAACTATGAGCGTCCATTCCATCCAGAACTTGGAACTCAAGTAAATGCTTTATTATTTGAACCAGCATCTCCAATGACTGCATCTGTTGTTGAAAAAACAATCAGAACAGCAATAGAAAACTTTGAACCAAGAGTAAATTTGGATGATGTTACAGTCGACCTTAATCTGGATGAAAATAGTATGGATGTTACTATTCTGTTTACAATTTTAAACACACAAACTCCACAAATCCTTAATTTAGTGTTAGAGAGAACACGATAATGGCACAAACAAATAGAAGAATAAATGTATCGGAACTAGATTTCGATCAAATTAAAGATAATCTAAAAGAATTTCTTAGAGGGCAAGATGAGTTTAAAGACTACGATTTTGATGGTTCAGGTTTATCTGTTCTGTTAGATGTTCTTGCTTATAATACTCATTACAATAATTTATACACAAATCTTGCTGTTAATGAATCATTTTTGGATTCTGCAAGTAAAAGAGCCAGTGTAGTATCTCTCGCTAAATCGCTCGGCTATGTTCCTCGTTCCGCTCGTTGCGCCAGAGCAATTGTTGATGTTAGAATCGTAAATCCAACATCAACTCCAACTGTCGCAACTTTACCAGCGTACCAATCATTTGAAACAACATTAGATGGAATCAACTATACATTCTTTAATCTTGGTTCTTATACAACCAGTAATGGTGTTAATGGTTACATTTTCTCTGGTGTTGAATTAGTTGAAGGAACACCTTTACAATTTAAATATACTGTTGGTTCTGGAACAAAATATATTATCCCTAATCCAAATGTTGATATTTCAACAATCCGCGTAACTGTTCAAGACTCTGTTTCTTCTGCAAACTTTTCAACCTATACATATGTTGACAATATTGTTAATGGTTTAGCTGCAACTACTAAGGCATTCTTTATTAAAGAAGTTGAGGGTGGCTTACATGAAATAACTTTCGGTGATGACATTTTAGGTAAAGCATTAAGTCCAGGAAATATTGTTATTATTGATTATTTCGTTTCAGGATTAGACGGAGCCAACGGAGCAAGATTATTTAATTACAACGGATCATCACTTCTTGGCGGTAGTGTAACTGTATCAGGTAAAACTATCGCCACTGGCGGAGCACCTGCAGAAGATATCGATAGTATCAAGTATAATGCCCCAAGAATGTACGCTGCGCAAAATCGTGCAGTAACACCTGAAGATTATAAAGCATTAATTTTGGCAAACTTCCCAGAGTCTAATTCAGTATCAGTTTGGGGTGGCGAAAATAATATTCCAGCGACATACGGTAAAGTATATATTTGTGTTCGTCCAACTGATGCAACGAAATTAACTAACCTACAAAAGAACTATATTTTAAATACTGTTCTACAGAGCAAAAATATGGTTTCTGTTACGCCAGAAATAATTGATCCAGAATATATTGAAATTTCTCTCAATATTACATCATATTATAATCCAATGGAGTCTACTAAAACTGAGAGCGAATTAAAAA